ATGCCATTAACGGAAGTCAAGATTAAATCAGCAAAACCAGGCGAAAAACGATACCAAATTGCCGACTCCGACGGCCTGTACATAGAAATAATGACATCCGGCAAAAAGTACTGGAGGCTTCGGTATTTCAAGGACGGAAAACGCTCGTGGCATACAATCGGCGAATACCCGGCGACCGGTCTTCAGGAAGCGCGCGAACGTCGAAACGATCTTCGAAAAAAACTCCGTGACGGCGACCCACTGAAAACGAAGGGAAATTCTTTTTTTGAAGTAGCTCTTGAGTGGGCTGACGCCCACGACAAGAAAATCAAAAACGAAAAAGACAAGATAAAAAAACGCGGCAGGCTGAATAACCATTTGCTGCCATTTATCGGAGAAAAAGACATTACAACCATAACCGCGGCCGATATCCTTCCTCTGCTTCAACGCCTGGCCGATCGCGAAAATTATGAGATGATGTCCCGCATTCGCAGCTATACGTCGCAAATCTTTCGTTACGGTGTGGCAACCGGACGCTGCTCCGGCGATCCAACTTACGCCCTTCGCGGCGCCATCATAACGCCGAAAAAACGAAACTATCCAACAATAACAAAACCCGACGAGATCGGGGTACTGTTACGCGCGATCGACGCCTACCCGCATGATATCGTCCGCCGCGCTATGCAATTCTCGGTGTTAACGTTCGTACGCCCCGGCGAGGCCAGACAAGCCGAATGGGATGAAATATGGGAAGACGAATGGCATATCCCCCCGGGAAAAATGAAAATGGATGATTCACACGTTGTCCCTCTCGCCTCACAGACAATTGAAGTCCTCGAAAAAATGCGCCAACTCACCGGACACGGTAAATACGTATTCCCTTCGACCCGCACCCCAAGCGGCGCATTTGGAGAACGCCCCATGAGCAACGCCACGGTTCTTGTTGCCCTCAGGACAATGGGATACACAAAAGAACAAATCGTCCCTCACGGTTTCCGTGCGATGGCGTCAACCCGTCTCCGCGAAAGCGGCCTTTTTCATTTTGATTGGATAGAGCGCCAACTTGCCCATGCCGAGCGCAACAAAGTCAGCGCGGCCTACAACTACGCCGAATACCTCCCGGATCGCCGGAAGATGATGCAATGGTGGGCCAATTATTTGGATGAGCTACGAGGGTTGTTTTAGCGCGTTTTTCGCGCCGCACTTCAGGATGATTTTTATTTTTGCAAAAAAAAATGAGGCCAACCAACAAGGAATACTTGTCAATTGGCCTTTAACGAAAGGTGAATTGAAGGGTTATGCAGAATTTATCTATTTACATTGCTTCACCGCCGCCTCAATCTTCGGCCCAAGATATTGAGCAATGTTCCCGTGAGTTTTTTCGAGAAAATGTGCAGCCTCATCGGACAATAAATCCTTGGCTTTTTCATTTGCAAGTTGCATTGCATAGCGCTGATTTGCCGTATTAAACGCGCCGAGTTTTTTGAGATCGTCGGCATACGTTTGATTAACGTACAAAACGGCGGTAGTAATTGCATCGCCGACCTCCATAATACACCTCTCCGCCGCCTCGCTTTTTGTCATTGATGCCAAATAGCGGCTTAGATAGGTGATCAATATAGGAAACGCCACCGCGATAATTGCTTGAATAGTGGTTCTCAGAACATCCCCGAATAATTCCAGTATCATTTCATTTGACCTCCCACTCGCGCAACCGTCCCTCTACCCTGGGCGCTATGTCAACATGCGTAAACGTCGGATATCTCCCCAGCCCCGCAATATCGGGAAGGCTGCCTTCTTCCCAAAGTCGCCGAACGAGTTTCCACATGTCGTCAGCCGTCGCATTCTCACCCCGGATATCCGCCGCCGCCCCTGTCGTGTGGTTGGAGTTCGCGACGCCTCCTACCGCTTTATTGTGATTTGCGCAACGATGCCCGGAATTCACGAAGATTTTCCCGCCAAACACCTCGCGAACGATATTAAGCGTGGCAATCAGCTTGGCGTCAGGTTTACTCAGCCCGCAGCCGCATTTACAGCGAAACTCGCTTACAGCAAAGTAATTCCTCGCAGGCGTGATAACTTTTGCCGTCGTTTCGGCTCGCGCCGCCAGCGCCTCATCCCGGTACGCGTGATACAGCGCCATGACTTTTTTACTGTACCGCACAGCCGCCGTATCCCGCCCGGCACGAAGGTCATTTACAGCCCCGTCGCCGCCGTTGTACGCAGCTAATACAGATTCCTTGCCGCCGTAAGTCTTTATCAACGCCGCCAAATGCGCGATACCGAAACGCATATTCTGATCCGGATCAAGCGCCTGCTTGACCGACTGGCACCCGTAACCGTAAGCCGTCGAAAACATCAGTTGCATTAACCCGTAAGACGTCGCGACCTCACGCGTCGTCATTCCCAAATCCGCGCATCGTTTCAACCAGGTGGAATTGTTCGCGATATACCGCCGCTCAAAATCCGGCTCATATCGCGTCGCGTCGGGGTTCCCGCTGCTCTCCGCATGGATTACGGCCAAAACAAAGGACTGCGAGACCTGCAATTCAACGCACCACTTATCAAGCATCGGCCACCACTGCTTAACTTTTTCGCTCGTTTGCATCAAAATCACCTTCTTCCTGTTCCTTAATCATTTCCTCCGCTCTGTGCGCGGTTTCATCAATTTTTGACTGCAATTGCTTCATTCCTTTTTGCAAGTTCAACAACTGAATTTGGGTATCTATGCGCCTTATAAGCTGCCTTGCGTTATAGGGTTTATAGATATAGTCAACCGCGCCGGCGTTAAAACCTTCTTCTTCGCTTTTTTCGTCTGTCAGTCCGCTCAGAAAAATAATCGGTATGTCTTTATACCGATTATCGTTTTTTAACGTACGCGCCGCCTCATAGCCGCTTATGTCCGGCATTAGAACATCCAATAAAATCAGTTCCGGCAACAAATCTTTGAGCGTTTCGAACATCTGGGCGGCCGAAGAGGCGGTATATACCGCGTAAAGCTCTTTCAGGTAGTGTTTGCAGACTTTAAGTTCATGAACGCTGTCATCCACCACGAATATCACAGGCTTACCCACACCAACCGACCTCCCCTCATCTGTTGACGAGAAAGCCGAAAATAGCCCCCGCAATCAGCATTAAGATGCCTGTCGTTAGGCTTGTTATTATCGCCTCAAACTTTTTCGCAGGCTTATGTTCCATTTCGTAAATTCGTTTGGCGTGATTCTCAAGCCTGCCTGAGTGGTCTTTAACAGTCATTGATATTTCGCTTAACGTCTTCGCGATCTCAACCATACTCGCGTCACTTGCCTTGCGCTGCTTCGCGCATTCTTCTTCCAGGGTCACAAGGCGTATTATCACATTTTCGAGATTGTTGATCATATCGGTAAGTTTTTCGATATTCTTGTTGTTCGTTTCAAACAGGCGCGTGAAATTTTTCGAGCGTTCTTCAAAAACATCGCGACTTACGAACTCGTCTTTATTCGGCGTGGCAATCACCCCCTCAGCACAAAAATGGCATAAACCAAGCCTATAAGCCCGGCGCAGACCCATAACGCCACCGCAAGCGCCCATTTATCAACGGTGCTCAGCTTCTTTCGGTTTTTCATTCGGTTCTTGCACGTACGAGTACGTAAAACTCAACCTCAATCGCGTCCAGTTCCTCCGCTGTTTCAGCCGCCTTAACCAGCTCGGCCAAGGCAAACTCTGTGGCGTACTGCGCAGCCACATGCAGCCCTATCGCCTCGGCGATCCCCATCAGGTCATCTGCGCTTTCAATTGGCATGATGCCGTCCATGGCCTTCCACATCGGTTCAAGGTGCCCGGTTTTTTCGTAGGCCATGATCGCGAACAGAATGTCGGATTTGGAACCCTTATCGGCCCAAAATCTTAGTCCCTTGTGCTCCGCGCCTTCTTTGTCAATGGCATTGTTCCTTGCTGTTACGATCTCCGCGAGCTTAGCGGCTTTCAATTCTTCAAGCGTCGGTACCGGTATAGCCCAGGTTCCGTCAGCCTGCGCCAAGTATTCAGCAGACGGCGGCGGCCCCTGCATTTCAATATGGCCGTCCGGGCATTTGGGTGTTTTTGTATTGTCGTACGTGCAGGCTGATTCGCCTATGATTGCGTAGTATTTCATAATGGTAACGGGCCTCCTTTTTCACAATAAACGCGGCAGGGGATTGTTGTAAGGTTCGTATGCAGATTAAACGGGTTTCCATCATACGGGGAAAACCCAGTTACGGCGCCAATTCCTGTTTGAATAATAATTGTATTATCTGGCAATAGTAAATTAGCAGATACAAATAGGGCTCTTATCTCATTTCCCGCTGTATACCATCCGGGAAACCCCCACATACCATTACGCAATACTTGCGCTTCGCACTTGACCATATACCCCGGCCACGGCGAATCCATCACATACCGGCTGTTTATCGCCACGTTAGCCGGTGCAGTCGCCGTGCCGCCGTTGGGGTACAGGAAACAGCTCTCAATTCCTTGCGTGTCGTTCAGCTCACCGGCCAGCCGCGCCACGTCGGCCGCAAGCTCGGTTGTGTTTACCAGTCCGGGGTTTACGTCCGCGTCGAACGCTTTGATGTACCAGGGCCAGGTTTGCGGTTCGCCGGTAGCTAGGTCGAGGTTGGCAATTAATCCGGAGTTGATGGGGTCGGGAGTGACGCCTACACTTCTATTCGTTTGTAAGATACCACCACTGTTTCCAACACCTACATTTTGACCGTAATTACCCGTATAACTACTCAATGGATATGTAGTTCCCGACATAAGTCCCGAAAATATATTACCATCCGTTAAACCTAAAGTTTTACCATTTCCCATTACCGGCGCTGTTTTGGCTCCCTTATGGTCGTATGCAAAATCTTTTACCTTCATCAGCCTGAACGTAGTCGCACCATCCCCGTAGCTGAAATGCCCCACGGATGATTGCGTCATCGCCTGCGTCTGCCAGTCGGCTTCGGGAATGATGTTGCCGCTGGCTTCCGCAAACGCCCACAGCTCGGGATACGTTGCCCGGCCCAGTTCCGCGCCGTTTATGGGTAATGATCCGGGCGGGGGGGTCAGGGACGGCCACTGGAATGCAAAGCCGATGGGCAGTCCGCCAACACCCCCGCTTATCAATTTATCTCCCTGATATATTTTCAATTCATTCAATTCAAACACCTCCAACTTTCAATTTATCTCGTTCTTTAACCGCGTCGACTTCGAGTTTAGCCAACACGGCCCGGTCATCATCCGTCGCCGTGCCCTTCGCTATCGCTCTCAAAGGCCGTATGCTCGCCTGGTCAATTTCCGCGAGTCGGGCGTATATCCCAGCCTTGCGCTCGGCTTCTTTTTCCTCCGGCGTCGGTTCAGGCGGTTCGTCGCTCCAACCGTCAGGCAGCGGGCCGAGGGTTTTGATTACGGTTTCGATGCCGTTGATATAACCTTTCCTGCCCCGAAAATCATCAACCACGTGCCAGTTTTCGCCATTCCACACAGCGGCTTCGCACTCGTCTGCTCCAGGCGGCTCTACTTCCGTTGTATTCGCCGGGTGCAGATATTTCCCCGGCTCCAACGGCGATGGACTGGCTACGGTTTCGCCCATGTATTCCCCGGTCGTGGGGTGATAGCTGTATACTTTCATTTTGTTTACCTCCTAATATTTAATACAGGCCAACAGGGCAACGTTGCGCGGGCGGTTTTCGTCGGCGGTGGGGACATCAAGAGAGGCGTCGAAGTAAACTACATCATGTCCACACCACGAACCCTGTACACCAGAGACAGTCATGCGTTTGGTATTAGGGCTGAATGCCCCTTTATTGCAGTTCGGCGGATCATGTGCGAGCGTACCCAATTCACCCGTAATATTCCTAATCGCATCCTCCTGCCAACTCCCAAGCTCCCTGTCCACATCCACCCCGCGCCCGTCGTCCCAGCATCTCAAAAACTCCCCGCGCAGGTCAGGCGCATTGAACGTCGTCACCCCGTCGCCCTCGCCGTATATCGTGCCTATCTCGGCGAACATTTTGTGATACACTTCGCGGTCTAACTCCGCGCCATCGGCTTTGATAAACCCAGCCGGCGGGTGCGCCGCCGCGGTGTGTAGAATCGTGCCTGCGGGTACTCCGCCCAATAAGTCAAGGCGTATTACCCCCCCCCCCGACCACGTAAAGCGTTGATACGTCCGGGTTTGTGAGGGCTTCGTATTACTCGTCGGTTAGGGCGATTATGTGCTTGATTGTGCCGTTGGGGGAGGTTATGGCGTCCGCAAGCCCCAAATTATTCCGCGCTTCTTCCTCAGTCGCGGCTCCGGTTCCGCCCTGCTTCACCGGAACTTTATTCACCCTCATTGTCCCGTCCGGATCTACGCTTACCCCGCCGTCTTCGTCCGTGCCCATCACAACGCCGAGCGCGGCATCAGTCGCCGTCGCCACGCTGCCAAGTCCGTTATCTATCCACTCGTCGCCGACCTCGTTGTAAATCCACTCGTGATTATCAAACAGATTTATAACCGCCGTCGAATTAGCGACATGGTCAAGCCCCGTGTGAGCCATTGCCCAGGCGCTTAAAACTCCCTGCCCCGGCGCGCCCGCGCCGAAATCTTTCGCCGGCATGTACCGCAATTTGCCCGTCACGGCGTCAATCGCGCCCTGCAGCGCCGTGTCAGCTCCCTGCCTTGCAAGCATCTCAGCGTTGATTTGCTCTTTCAACATAACATCCGCGTTCTCTCGAATCAAAGCCTCGGCCTCCATGGCGGCCGTCCTCGTCTGTTCTTCGGCGGCAATCGCCCCCTCCAGCGCGGCGATCGCGTTCTGCCTTGCCTGCGTTTCGAGTTCAATGACCCCCTCAAGCCCATCGTCCGCTTCCCGCCGCGCGGATGCTTCGTTTGCAATCGCCGTCTCTCTCGCCTCTATCTCCGCCGCCAACTCAGCTCCCTGTAACACAAACGCTTCTTCAAGTCCTGTTATCGCGCCCATTGGATGCTGTCCGGGCAATTCGCGCCCAGTCAATCCGGAATGTTCCGGGCCGCCTACCGTGCTGCCTCCGCCCGAAATAGACTGCCATTCCTGGTCAACGTCGTTCCAATAAAAAATTCGCATTTCTCCGGCGGTTATAACAATTGCACAAGCCCCGGCGACGTCCGTCGGATATTTTTCCCGCAGCGTCTCAAGTCTGCGATAAACCCCGCGGAACAATAATCCGGAACCCTCCGCCGCGAAATGCTCCCAGTAATTTTCACTCACAACCTCAATCGGATCATTTCCCGCGTTCTGTCTGAGGCACAAAAAAAACGCCCCCGCTCGCTTAACAACGTCGCCGGGGTCGTAATTCTCACAATATTTCCATGGCCCTCTAAAATACATATTGCCCGGTTCGTAGATAGACATCCCCTATTCGCCCCCTCTCGGCTCGAATATTTTGGCGGCCGCGACAGCTTTGTCGTCTCCGGATTTATTTCTTATTTCGTCGCGCGCTTCCGCCGTAAACCGCTCTATCCTGTTCATATGCTTCATCATGCGCGCGCTCTCCGCCCTTTGCGCCCTCATCTCAGCAAGCCCGCTTTCCATTTCGCGCACGGCCGCCTTAATCACTGATTCCACTTCGTTTGAAAGCGTGTTCTTCAGGCTCCGCAATTCTTCGAGCACAACGTTTGTGCGATCTCCGAAAACCCGCGCAACTTTCGACGAGGCTTCCGTCGCGGCAATCCTTGCCTCTGATACAAGCTCACGTACGTCTTGCTTAATTGTCCTTAATTCTTTTAAGTTGTTAAAAACCGTTTCATGCTCGGATAAATGCTTTTGCCTCATGTCGGAAAAATCCGCAAGAAAACTCTCCCTTGCCCCTTCCACAATCGCCGCGATTTCCCCGCGCGCGCTCATCGTTTCCCTGTGTTTCTTGCGAATTTCCACCAGTTTCTTGTCTATATGGTCGTTCACCTCGTCGCGCGCCAACGCCGCCGCCTGCTTCACCGAATCGTCAACCAGCTCCGCATATTTATCCAACCGCGACGAAAGCTTTTCCTTTGCCAGCTCCGCATAGTTCCGCGCCGCAATCTCCGCCCTCTCGTTCTCCGCCATGGCCTCTTTCAACAGCCGTTTCGCCTTGTCATATTCGATTTTCGCCGCCGCGAGCAGCGCGACCGGATCCTCGGTAATTTCGGCAACCCGCCCGTCCGGATATATCACCGTGCAAACATTCGCGGCTCTAAACGGCGTCGGTATATCCGCCCCGGAGAACGCGACGGTCACTCCCACCGGCGGCGCCGTTTCAAACACAACGCAGCCACCCTCCACGCGGTATGCCTCCCCCTCTTTCATTGCCGTCGCCGTGTGTTCGGTCATCCAATAAACGGATCGCCCATCCTCGCCAGGCGGCAGCGGAAAAGCCATCGTCGCCCCATTGCCCTTATACATACCCTCACCTCCAGTTTTCTTTAAATAAAAAACCCGGGATTAACCCGGGTCCTTACTTTCTCCGAAAATCGCTCAATTCAATCGGCCTTCGCTGCGCGCTTCCTCCCCGCCCCCCGCGCCCCCGCGTCCCGCTGTTCGGCTCTCGTTTTCTGTACACGAAGTAATCTCCGGGCTTCACGTCGTAATCGCCGCTCAACCGGTCAAGAATAGCGTTAAGTGTTATTCGGATTTGGCTAGCCGGATAACCAAAAAGATACCCGCCCGTCATCAGCCCTTCGCTGGTCAGTTTCCTCCAATCCGGCTCCTCACCCTCGTCGAGCGCTTTTTTTGTCTCATATAAAGCAACTCCCGTCCGTCTTGGCTGTGTAAATACCTCAGTCACCGGGCTTGCCTGATAATTCCGTCCGCTCTCATAATATTTCGCTATGTCTCTTACGACGGGAACCGTGCTCGTCGGATAAAGCAGCGCCGATTTACCCGCCCATCCAAGATAATCCAACACGCCCGGCGGCTCTTCCCCCTCCTCCGCTTTCGGTTGCCCGCCGTAACGCCATGAATCCGCAAGCGCAAGCATCATCAGCATAACAAGAAAACTCGCTATGTCCGCCGGGCTCGATTTCCCGGAACGTACCTTAAATATCTCCTCTTGTATCATGTTGAAAAACGTGTTCCCCATGTTATAAAACAGAGTGAACAACTTTTGAAGAGAACCGCCCCTCTGTATACCCGAAAGGTCTTTTGGCGTCCCTATATCCTGCGTATTGCGGACAATTGAATCCGCATATGCAATCGCCCGTTTCTCGTCCCAGTCAAATTTTTTCATCCCCTTCTCATACGCCGCATTCCAAACCGAGAGCGTCACAGCCGCGTCGCCTATGTTAGTCACCTGGAAAAAAAAGTTTTGTATGGCGTTCCACTTCCCAGCGCCCTTCATGTCCATCACAGCTTGCCGTATATCCCTGTCCCTGTTGGTCGACCTGTTCCGCATAAATTCGCTCTTGTTCCAAACCCATTCCGCTTTCTCCATCCATTTAAAGGGATTATGGAGAAATGCCAACGCTGATTTCGCAACAAGCGGCGCGCCCAATCTGTTAGAAGCCGAGATAAAGCCCATTGTTTGAAAAAGCGCCGACGAAAATTTCAGCCCTATCACAGCAACCTGAGTCCGACGACGCAAAGCCCTCGCCACCCTGTTCACCGCGTTGCGTTCCTCCCGGTCCCCCCGCGCGACGTGCTGCAGCCACGGCCGCAACTGATCATAATACGCCTCGCCCAGCGCGTCGGTTATCGCGTTCCGAACGTCCTCATGCCGTATCAATTTATCCACGTCGATTATCGGTTTCCGGTAAGCAAGGTCGTGTATTACCTGTTCAAAATGCTGCGGAATCACGCCCAGGTCATACCGCAGCTTATGCCCCGTGCTCCTTGCGCGCGCCTCCGTGTGTCCGTGTCTCGTCGCCGCGTGCGCGTATTGCGTCTCAAACAGGTCGTTTATAGCCTGCCTTTCGCTCAGTTCTCGAACCGTCCGGCTTTCCGTCCTGTCGTAAGCAATAGGATAATACCCGCCGCGCATTTTCAAACCGCCACGCTCCGGCCCCCAATCTTTCGGTTTCACCCAAAACTCCAAGGCCTCAACCTTTTGGGGAACCATACCCGTTATATCAAGCTGCAGCTGCGCTATTCGCGGCCAAAGTGAATCAATAAGGTTCCACGTATCCTGCACAAAATTCCAGTCGCTCTCCGTAAGCTGACTCGTAATATAGGTTAAGTCGTGTTCGTTCCATTGGTCGCCGTTTGTGACGCGCTCGCGGTTTATTTTGTTGCCCAGATTCAGCGCGACCGACAGCAGCATCTCCCTGCTGACATTCTTCTTGAGATACGGATCGTAATACATCCGTCCCAAGTGCTTCATATCATCCTTGGAGAAGTGAGCTTCCCCCAATTTTTCGAAAGCCCCGGTATATTCCCTCAACAGCTTACTCGCCACGTTCTCGGCTTCCGCTATCGGCCTGAACAGCATATTCCAGGCGGTACCCAAATCCTCAAATCCATCCAGCGCCCGCGCAATAAATTCAGTCTTCGTGAGATAAGCAGCGGCGGAAGACAGGAAATCCCCCGCCCTCTCGATACCGTCACGCCCGCGCAAATTCGCCGACGGCTTTTTTACTCCCAGCATCGGCCCCTTTTCGCGGATCGACACGGCGAGCTTTTTAGCGTTCGCGTCAAGGTCTCTCATCGCGAAATCACTGGAAAGCTGCCTTGA